CAAGGAAATGCACGATCACTACGCCACGCTCCAGGACCCGATCAAGGAATACGTCCACAAGCGTGACAAAGACTACCTCGACGGGATCATGCAGTACAAGACACCGCTGGACAAGTGGAACCAGACGCTGGAGCCCTTCAAGGACCTGTTCACCGAGCAAGGGGGAATGGACCCGCACCACGTCTTTGGCTCCCTGATGAATGCCCACCTGATCCTGAAGTTCGGCACCCCGGAGCAGAAGGCTGAACTCGCCACTGCCCTGGACCAGGACTACGGGATGAAGGGACTGTACTCCGGCCAAGCCCCCAACGCCGAGGTCCAGAACCTCACCCAACGGCTCCGCTCCATCGAAACGGGTCTTGAGGCTCAAAACCAAGCTGACACGAAGAAAGTTGTAGACTCCTTTTTTGCGGATTCGAAGAACGAGTTTGCAAAGGAGGTCGTCGCTGACATGCACGGCCTTATTAAGTCCGGGGCAGCCCAGGACTTGCCGGATGCTTATCAAAAGGCCATCTGGCTGAACCCAACAGTACGAGCCAAGCTCGTCGAACGGGAAGCAGCCGCGATGGGGACCCCTAAGAAAGGCGCTCCGACAAATGTCAGATCGAGTGCTACACCGGCAGCTCCGACAAGCTCCGCCGATGAGTCGATTGATGATACGCTGAAAGCAACAATGGCTAACATTCTCTCTCGAACTTAGGAGCTTTAAATGCCCTCACCAAACGCAACATTTACGGAACTGGTCACAACGACCTTCCGTAAACACCGTAGCAAAGTCGCGGATAACGTGACTCGCAACAACGCCTTTCTGAAGAAAGTCAAGTCGAAAGGCATGTACTCGACCGAGTCTGGTGGTCTTTCGATCGCCATGCCGTTGGAGTACGCAGAAAACGGCACTTACCAGCGTTATAGCGGCTTCGACGTCCTGAACGTTGCGCAGTCAGATGTCTTGACGGCAGCTGAGTACCAATGGCGTCAGATCGCTATTCACGTCGTGGCCTCAGGTCGTGAACTGCGCATCAACAGCGGCCCGGAGCGTATCGTCAATCTGGCGAAATCCAGACTGAAGAACGCCATGAACAGCTTCAACAACAACTTTTCCTTCGACTTGTACAGTGACGGTTCGCTGAGCAACCAGATCAACGGGCTGCAATCGATCGTGGCTGATGCAGGTACGGGTACAGTTGGCGGAATTGACTCCTCGTCCTATCCTTTCTGGCAGAGCGCCGTGCAGTCGGCTGCGGCTCCGCTCCAAGGTGGTGGCGCAGTGGTTCCGTCAGCAACGACCATCGAAGGCCAGCTGATGCTTCCGCTTTGGCTCAACCAGGTCCGCGGGAATGACAAGCCTGACTTGATTATCGCCTCGAACGACTACTTCTCGTTCTTCGAGTCGTCCCAAGTCTCGATCAAGCGTTATACAAACGATAGCGAGGCCAATGCTGGCTTCACGACCCTGATGTATAAAGGCTGCCCGGTCATCTTCGACGGCAACTCGGGAATCCCAAGCTCGCGGATGTACTTCCTGAACTCTGAATATCTTGGTGTTGTCGCCCACAAGGACGCTGACATCACGGTGAATGATGAGGTCAGCCCGTACAACCAAGACGCCGTCGTCATCCCGGTTCTCTGGATGGGTAATGTGACTTGCAGCAATCGCCGGCTGCAGGGCATCATCAAGCCATAACGGTGCCACATAACGAAACCCTAATGTGGAACCTCTGAAAAGGAAACTGAAATGACATACGCAACAAATTTTCTGGCCGGTGCATGGCCGTTTGAGCGGGACGCGACTTTTGCGGAAGGCGTGCCCGGTGGTTCAGTCCCAGGAATTGCCCTAGGCCAACGAGTACAGGCCTATGACTCTTTCTGGGGGTCGGGTGAGTTCATCTTCTTGAAATTCGCCACTGTCTCGACCTTGGTCGAGTTTGGGTCAGTCGTAATCTGGGACAACAACTTCCTGTTGGCCAAGAGTGCGGCAGCTGACTCGAACGTTCAAGGGCGTCCGTTTGGCATCCTGGCAACGCGTTTCCCCTCGAATACGGGAGTAGGCTCAACGACTCCTTTCTATGGGTGGGTGATGCTTGCTGGAATGATCCCGGCGACGTTCTCGGTGGCAGCGACTGCGGGTGCTGTGTATCAAGGTACGGCGGGCAACCTGACGCCGACTGCGAATACTGGTTCTGGCGTCCTCGGGCTTCACACGATGTTGGCTGCGACGGCGGCTATCACCAAAACAGTCACCACGCAAAACGGTTCGAACCGTCTGCAAGTTCCGTCTAAAGACGGTCTGTACCCAGGTGTCGCAGTCTCGGGCACCGGCTTGTCGGGCACAGTCCTGTCCTTGGACAGCGGCAAGAACAACGAAGTAATTTTGAGTGCCAACGCATCGGCAACTGGTACCGTAACGGCCACTTTCACTGACACCGGTTTCGGCCGAGTCATGTTAGAGCAGCCGCATTTCCAAGGCCAGATCACGTAACGATCACGGCGATATACCCCAGTCGCCGCTTCCCCAGGGGCCTTCGGGTCCTTGGGGTTTTTTGGGGCTTCTACTACAGGGGTAACAATGAGTGATATACGACCACCCTTCGTCAGGTTTGAAGTCAAAGCCGTCGAAGATAGAGCTGCTTCAATGGCCAATGGGTATTACACTTCCAAAGACGTAGATTACATCATCCTGATTCCTCATGGTAGTGAGGGCAGGACGGTGATAGAGCAGGAGTATCAATCCTGGCTCGAGAAGATTCGCCCGCAGTCTGGCGGGGACCTAATGGCTCCAGGAGGGGATACAGGAACTCCTGTTATGGCCGCGGCTCGCTTTCCTACTGCCTGGCTCAAACTGATTGAAGAGGGCTTCAAGGCCTGGAAAGAGGGCCGGGAACTGCCGGTTGATGGCACTCCCTTAGCTAACTGGCCTGTGATCAGCCCTGCCCTAGTCAAGAATTGTCTACAATTGCACGTGAGGACCGTCGAGGAGCTGGCTGTGATCAGCGACGAGGTCGTTGCGCGCTTGGGCATGTCGGGGCGCAACTTGCAGCAAAGGGCTAAGGCCTGGGTTGAGGCCAAAGCCGAGGGTGGCGGGAAGCTAGGGGCTGACCTGGAAAAGGAAAGGGCGTTGAGAGAGGCTGCTGAAAATCGGATTAAGTCGCTGGAAGAGCGTCTTGCCGGGATGGAAGTGAAGCCTTCGTCAGTCGTCCGAATGGTGAAATAGATGGCTTATTCGCTCCTGCAGATTATTCAGCAAGTGGCCCGCCGGACCAACTTGCCAGTTCCCTCGATCGTGGTCTCGAGCCCAGACGAACAGATTCAACAAATGTTCGGGCTGGTGCAAGAGCTGGCCGAGGAGCTGAATGAAGACATCAGCTGGCAAGCGAACATCGTGAGAGTAACCTGGGTCTCGGTGGCGGCTGAGGTCCAGGGGACTGTTGCTAGTATCTTCGGCGCGGAGATGGGAGACATCTACTCCGCGACCCTCTGGAATGACACCTTGCGGAAGCCGCTTTACGGGCCTCTGGACAAGTACTCGTACCAGTTGCTGAAATCCATGATCCCGAGCGGCCCGATCAATCAGTACAAGTTGATGGGGAACGAGGTTCACGTGCTGCCAATTATGACGGCGGGCGAGACTTGTTCAGCGCTCACCAGGACCAAGTACTGCTGGACTAACAGTGCTGGGACCGTTTTCAAGACTATCCCAACTGACGACTCAGACCTCCCGCTTTACAACGACCGGCTGATGACTATAGGCCTCCGCGCACGTTGGAAGGAAGAGAAAGGCTTACCCTACGCTGAGGACTTCCGCAGGTACGAGATGCTCAAAGCGAACAAGGCCACCAGGGACGGAACCAAGCCCACCCTGTACCTTGATCGTCCGTCGCAGGAGCTTACCCCCGGCATCTTTGTACCCGCCGGTAACTGGCCAGTCTAATGCTAGAGCCTATTACTAGGCTGCCGCCGAACCAGCCCGTAGTCATCCCGGTAACGATTCCAGGTCCCTTTGGCGGGTGGAACACCAGGGACTCTGTGGCAGCGATGCCGCCGACTGACGCGGTACTGGTCCAAAACGTGATCTGCTATCCTGGCGAAGTCAAGATGCGCCGGGGCAGCAGCGACCATGCCACGGGTTTCCCGTCGGGTAAGGAAGTCGAATCCCTGATGGACTACAACCCACAAGGGACTTCCGGGGCGAAGCTCTTCGCCGCGACGAATACAGCCTTCTACGACGTGACGACTCCGGGGGCGATCGGAGCCTCTGTCGTTACGACCACGAACGGGAAATGGCAGCATGTCAACTTCACCAACAGCGCCGGGAGTTGGCTGATCGCGGTCAACGGCGTTGACAACATGCAGCAGTGGAATGGAACCGTGTGGGCGTCAGTGGCAAACCTGAGCGCTCCCTTTCCCACTACCACCATCATCGGGATCACGATCTTCAAGCAGCGCCTCATCTTCGTCCCCAAGGACGAGCTGAGCTTCTGGTACCTGCCTACGGGTAGTGTCACAGGCACTGCCCTTCGCTTCAACCTCGGCCAGATTTGCCGCAGGGGTGGGCGGGTGATGGCTGCTCTCGCCTGGACCATCGACGGCGGAAACGGCTCTGACGACCAGCTGGTGCTGATAACGACAGAAGGCGAGGTCATCGTCTATGCAGGTGACGACCCTTCGAACCCGCTCCTCTGGTCCCTGGTCGGAGTCTACTACATCGGTCGGCCTTTGGGTCGGCGCTGCCTGGCCAAGTACGGCGGGGACGTGTTGGCGCTGACGGATCGCGGAGCCTTTCCAATCTCTCGAGCGTTGCAAAGCTCGACAGTCGACAAGTCTACCGCCTTCACCGACAAGATCGAGCCTACGTTTGTGACTCAGGCCCTGTCACTGTTCTCG